GCACAGACTATCCAAGCAACCCACCTTTCGGATTTCTGCTTGGCGGTCTACCTAAACTCCAACGACCGGGCCGTGACAGTCGTTGTGTGGCTGGCTCTAACAGCTCACGTAGCTCTTATTTTTCCTGCTTTACTTATAGAGGGGTCAAGGTTCCCTCTCCCTCAGCCAAGAGGGATTTTTGTGTGTTTTTGATCTTAATTACGCAGACTCGTCTGGCCGCTGGCAGCGGAATACGTGGGATCTTGAAAGAGGTCTACATGGGGATGCCAACTCCCTGCCTAACTCTTCCACGCACCATAACGGAGGCACCCCCGTAGTTTAAGGACTTCGGTCCATAAATGGCTAGATGGTCTCATCTAGCTGCACGACATACACTTCTGCCCACCCACTACCGATGATGGATGTGGCAGTAAAGTTGAACGAAATTATGTCATCGGTGTCGGTATTGGTACACTGTAACTGCATTGTTGACACATTTACAGCTCCATTCGCACTCGACGATTGAGTATTAGCGGTATCACTAAAATAAAATGGTAGTTGCGTGGCTCCTACAATCGTGTTAAATGTAACACTGTTGAGTGACGTCGCTCTCAAGCACACGACTATTAGATAGTTCATGTTTGGGAGTGCTGGGAACGAAACTCCGCCAGTTGACGTGACAGTCAACGGCAGAGGGCCCCTGACCTTTTGGACCACTGTTCCTCCCACATTGGTACTAGTAACACCAGTTCTCTCAACATAGGCACTTGCTATCTGTCCTCCATAACCGACAGTAACTGGTAGTCTTGGCTTGTGGAGTCTGATTCTGTAAGTAACCCAAAGTTCTCCGAGAGTAACGTTAGGAAAAGTGCAGCCAACTGTAGCGATGTAGAAATTGCCGAAGTCTGTCCACCGTAAGTCAGTTCCAGCAACAACGCCATTGCGGACATAAAGTTGCTTAACCGGAGTGAGAGTCTTCTTGCATTCGATAGGATGTAACTGGCTATGCGATGGCTTCGCCGAAGTAGAGAACATATAATTCTCCATAGCTTGCTTATTAGCGAATGCAGGCTTCGTTGGATCATACTCTGTTGCGAGGATGACTGTTCCAAGGGCTGTATTAGTGGAGGCAACGCTCTCACCAGAGGTGGTGACGAAACCAAAAACCATCCCGAGGATCTCGTACTCCTCATAGTTGGAAGCAATGCTTGCCAGCCAGGGAAAAGTGCGAGTGGACCCAGGATTGATTGGATACGCTGAAATCTCGAAGGGGGACGATCCCCCTACTAGTGGAAGTGGGGAAGACTTCACATCAGTGATGTACTCCCTGTGTGTGATAACGGTGGACTCGTTCTTCTTGAAAGAAGGTATGGTTCCTCCACTTGTCACATAGTCTCCACTACCAGTTATCCAACCTATTCCATTGCCGATGGCGCTGCCGATAGATGCTCCAATTCCGGCACCAACCGGTCCTCCTAGTGCCATTCCAGCCAGGGTGCCAAGGACTGAACCACCCATTTGGGCTGGCCCTGTGACTCCGGCTTTTTGGCGCTTTGCATACGCCTTGTTCCTAGATTCAACGAATGTAGGTGCTTTCTTGTTTTGTTTATTCTTCATAGTATGGGATACCCTATAAAGACGGGGACTATACATCCACACCAAACTTGGAGAAGCTCCGTGTAGTCTCTCGGCATTTTGTTTAGCACGGAAACCGTTTTGGGCTATTACTGATGTGGACCCCATGCCCAGGACCGCCTGGGCAGCAGTAGTTTTGGTCTTCGGACCACGGTTTTGAAAACCGCAAAACAGGGAGTTCTCACCTCCCCCCCCCATAATTCAGTGGGGGAACCTACGACTTTTTCTCAGGTGGCTGTCGAAACCCATCAGTTTATTGGAACTCTGTCAAACTTAGTTTACGGTCATCTCGGACGGGTCACCCCTTTACCACGGAAGAGTGGCAGTGGGTCTCACATTCGCTGCCGTCAGCCCATGCTTGAGGGATAGGGTCGAGTAATACCCCTCAATCGCCAACTGCTCATCAGGTGTTATCCCGAAAGCTATGTAAAATGAATATCTGGTACTTGGATGCACCTCCTCATACTTTCTATTCATGCCCTGCACCTTGAACGATCGGTAATCGTCCATCAACGCCTCTTTTTCGAAAACCTTTGCACCATTGGAATTCCTCAAGAATTGCTGGTAGTACTCCTGTAAAACCGGGATGCCACCGCAAGTGGCCAATCCGCACTCTCCTATGCTGGCGATCCATCTCAAGTAGTTTGTCTTGGACGACAAATCCTTCCTCGAGAAAGCATCTTTTGCAACCGCACTCTTTACATTACGTACCATTCTGTACCCATCAGGGGTCCAGATAGGCTGACTCTGGCAGAATGAGATTAATTCCAGTTCAAAGACCGGATTCTCAAACACCATGTTAAAGCCATGCCTGGCGTAAAACGCCTTACCATTAGCAGTGATTTTCTCCAGATCTCTCCTTTCGACTATGATGACCACGTCATCACCATCTATGCAGCTCCTATGCTTCGTGATATCGTTCTCATTAAAGAACTTAAGCAACATAAAAGCGCTGACAAGGCAGTTTCCACAAGCGGTATCTGGGTCACCGCTCATCTTTCCACCAGGTAGTCTACACTGCAAGGAACCGTCTTGGGTCCTGGCCCTCACAATGTTGTTTAGAGTCTGCCTCTGCAGTTTCTTGAATTGTTTGTCGCCTCGGATCAGGCGATTGTACACTCCATGGGTGAAGCGAAGGGCGTCCACGCTGACTGAGGCCTCGAAGGCCGAGGCGTCAGCGGAGACAGCTACAGGGTCGGAAAACTCTCCCCAGTATGATGATAGTAGCTTTCCCCTCGCTTCTTGATTTAGGCCCTTGAAGACACATTTATATCCAAACATTTCTTCTAGAACCCCAAAGATTTTCTTTTCAATAGCCTTAATTCGTCTGCCATATTCGACGAGAAACTCATCGGAACGTGGGTATATTCCTCTGGGCTTCGCGTTGGGTTTTAACGTGAGATTGTAAGTCTCAAACTTAAGGAACATTTTGACACCAGTTAACACTTTCATGCCTTTCTTGATGTTTTCTGCCGCTATCTCATATCTTCTCCTTTTCTGACCGCTAAATGATCGAACAAAGTCGTCCATAGTAGTTGGGTGGGTCCAGGTAGATAGAATTTCGAATTGCCGTAAGAAATGTTCAGCTTCAGTTGTAAACGCCTCCTTGCAAGGGGTGAGCACAGGCTTGTACTCACCATTGGGATCCTTGTAGAATAGCATCCGCTCTTTTAGAGCTCGCTCCAACGCATTGATATCGCTATTGAATGCACGGTAGATGTGCTCGGATCCGCATCCGACCATCTCATAAGTCCTCCGTGCCTTGACTTCCTTGTTCCCCTTTCTCTTGACCTTTAGAGCGGGATGGAAGGGGGCTGGACTACGTCCAGACTCCACCCCAGGTCTAAGAATAGGGCCCCCTCAGCCCATGCTTGGTACCGCACTTTTGCGGAACCAAGGCATGAACCAGGTGCTACTATTCCACACGAAGTGTAGATGCCTAGTGGAGGACTCTGCGAGTCTCTCCTGAACAGGGCGAGAAGCGAACAATCTCCTACCATGAAGCTCTTCACTGGTAGGAACAAATATTAAGGCCATGAATTCAGCTTTTACCATTCCCATATGCTTCATTCTCATTCCTTTCTCCTTCATAGGCAACAACCTTCTATTTATCCATCTCTGGACGACTAAGTAATTTGCTTCTGAATACCCATTAAATACTATGTCCAGTTTGCACTCCTGGACGAGGTTGGATACGACCTTCCTGACATTTGTTCTCTCATTGACGTGGGTGACGTCTCGAAGAAATGCTGGAATGTCTGGTACCTCTGGAACCTCATCTAAAACAAGAAGATTTTCCTCTGCCTCAACGTCATCGTTATAGACTACTCTGGGGACAAAGAACTGAGCTATCTTCTTGTAATTTGTGGGACGGAAGAAGACCAGGTTGTTAATAGTTCTCTCTGCGGACAACTCAAGTCTCTCCTTTACTCTCCACCATAGGGGTGCATTAGATGGCCCAAATTGTTGGCCATCGTCATACGATAGTGGAAAGTCATACCCGTGCGGCATTTCGATTGGACCGAACTTAGTACTCTCAAAGTCCTCCTCCCTGGCATATCCGCGCCGAATATAATCATCATATATATTCACATAATCATCTTTGCCTGAGATCGTTGTGCTAGACGATCTCGAGCTAACTGAAATTGCTGCTCCCTCACGATGGGATACTATGGACCCTGTATAAGCATTGAAATACAATTGCTCAGAGCCCCCGACGGGCAAATCAATC